CCATCGAATACACGGCTAAGCTTATCAAAAATTATTCCAGTAATCTCATTAGTCTTAACGGGGTACCGGAATAATGTTTTGAAAATTTTAGCTTTGTCATGCGGTATAAGAGTTTGAACCCACGATAAAAAATCCGTTACAGGCTGAGAATAGTTCGCAGTGATGCGAGTCTCAGCATGAAACTTGATACGATTTTGATGGACAGTAGCTCTATTTAGAGTTGCTGCCTTTTTCTTTTCTTGTATCTTCTTTTTTATCTTGTCTAAATCCAATACCATTTTTCACATTGAATGTATATTGACCATCAGCAGGAAGTACCCAACCACCATTGTTAGGCATTCTAAGCAAACGCTCAGCGTGATTAATTTCGAACTCTTGAGTGGTGCCTGTTTTTGAATTTTCAAGCACCACATTTGTGAATTTTGCCATAGCTTTAACTTTTTAAGGAGTTACCGGAGCTACTAAATCGGTTAGAGGATTAAAGTCTGTTGGTGCAACAATCTCTAAATCATCAGACCAGTTAGGAATGAATGACCATTGGATTGCGTTACTGTCAGGAGCTTCTAAACCTCCAAGCGTTTTATCTCCAACGAAAAATGCACGAATAGGAATTGGTTCCCAAACAGGTGCAGCTTCTGTTCCTGATTTAATAGCACCGATAGCGCCATTTTCATCGAACAAATAAACACCGATTGTTTCACACTGCAATTCTTTAAGTGTTTTGATAACTGCTTGAGGGGTTTTACGAATAACACCGGTAAATGGAGTTGGTTCGCGACCGATAATTTCTTCAACACCTCCAAGCGTTTCGTTTCCACCGCCGAACGTACGAGGAGCTCCAGCTTCTGCAGTTGGTGCTTGTATGTAAGGTGAAACGACAATTTTAGTATCATCACCAGCTGCTAACAATGCTGTCCAAGAAGCAAGTAGGTCAGGAGCTCCAGCAGACCCAAGGTCACCGGTAAAACCGTTTTTACTTCCATCAGCCTTTGTTAATCGCTGAAATGCTACTTTCTGGATTTGTCCGAAAGTTTCAGGACAATCTGCAACCGGAATATCTGGTAAAGCGGCTGCTCTTGGGCATTTGCAAATCATAGCTTATAAAATTAAACTGTTAATAAATTACTAAATTGTTATCCTTAAGCCTACACCAAAGCATAGGAATTTAAGTTCTAAATCTAAGCTTCGGCTCACAAATTCTGCTGTTAAGGCAGGTAACAAAAAGAATTGTCTGTACTTCCAAAAAGAACGAACATACAAATATACACTAAATGTTTTAATCTTAAACCCTATTCTTTTCATGTCTTAACGCTTTTTTAATCCCTTTCATATCAACGTGCAAAACGGATGGGTATTTGACTATTTCACCTTTAGTGTATACAGACTCACTAAACCCCTGGTCTCCACTGTATGGCATCTCTACCACTCTTTCAACATTATCAACGAAGATACCGTATTTGTGTTTATATTGGTCTCGTGCATCCTTAGATACGTTAGCAGCAATCCATTCTTCATCAGTGAATTTAGAAGTATGTTTGGCATCTACCAAATTGGCCAATGCCAATGTAGCTCCACATTCTAATCCAAAAATATCAGGTTTATGAGTTGAGCAGATAAGTATCTCGCCTCTGTACTTTACATTGTCTTCGATGAAAGCAATGCTTGTATGCTTCTCAGATAAATTGGAAGCATGAGGCTGTGGCAAAACCAATGTTTGGTATTTGTCATGTTCAGCTGCATCAAATTTATCAAGCTTATATTGCATACAATAATTCTTTAAAGGCAAAAGTATAAAAAATTTTATTATAATTTGAACTTTTAAGCTGTAAATTTAGTTCATTCTTCTAACGCCTTTCTTTTTAGCTTTGTCTTTACCAATCATCATGGTTAAACAGTCGACGTACTCATCGTGTGCTGCATTTGGAAACGTACATACTTGGTCAATAAATTCTTTATTCCATGGACCTCGTATAAGCTTCACTCGTCCAGCTTCCACTGTCGGTGATGAGTCTTTAGCTCTTGCTACTTTGTCTTTAGCTGGCGGTATTCCTTCTTTCACATTAAGCTCTGTGATGCGTTTCAACGTTTGGGCTAATGACTTACCTGAAGCTTTAGGCTCAATCTCAATAATCGATTTGCGAGTGTAGCCATGTAGATGAGCGAATGCAGGCAATGCCTTACATAGCTCAGGAAACTCAAGGTATTCGGTTTGTGCATACCTGATTATGTAGTCATTGTTGTGTTTAGCATAAGCCAAATATCCTGATGGGTCATTCTCCTCATTTTCAGTGTAGGCGGTATCAGCAGTGAAGTTCCATTCCAATTTAGCAAACTCTGGTTGCCAATCAATAATGCCAGACCATTCTTTTTTGAAGATACCTCCTTCGCTCGGCGCTGGGTTTTGGTCATACTGTCCTGCATAGCCGTAGCTGCCTAAATCGACTTGAGCTTCTTCAAGCACTTCACGACTCAAACGTATTGGGTCAAGCAATCCATCAACGTAATTTTCTTTGGCTTCTTCAGGCAAAACCTTCGTGCCTTCCTTAATCTCAGCAGGCAAACAAATGTGTTTTATCTTTTTGCCCTTCTTGCTAATCATAACACCTGTCGGGTCTTCTTCATGAAGTCGCTGCATTACCAATATGGTTGGAGTTACAAGCTTATCAATCTTACGAGATGATAGTGTTGAGGTCACGAAGTTATTAGCTGACTCTCGTTCTACGTCAGAAGCTGACTGCTGTGGATTAATAGGGTCATCGACAATAATCTGATGAGCGTGCATACCAGTAACGGTACCTCCTGTTGAAGTGGTAAATCGTTGGCCGCCTTTAGTATTTCTAAAGTCAGACTTTCCCTGTTGGTCTTTCTTGAGTTCAATTTCAGGAAACAATGTTTTGTACTTATCAGAATTGATAATGTCCCTGGTCTTGATAGAATGAGACAGAGACAGTGCATGAGCATACGATGACGCAATCATACGTTGAGACGGGTCAACAGTCCAAACCCAAGCATTATACATCTGTGTTACAATGGTCGACTTGGTAGAACCAGGTGGCACATTGATAACTAAGTCGTATGGCTTAGGTAGTCTTTTGACAACAAACGAATTTAAGTATTGAAGCTCATCACATAAATATTTTATGTGCCAATTGTAGACAGGAGTCTCAGGAATAACTACCTCCCAAAACTCCTGCAAAAATCGGTAAAAGCTTCGCCTACACAATTCAGCTAATGCCTTATTCGGATTTGCTTTCAACATTCAATTCAGATTGTTTAGCTAATTCGGCAAGTGCCTCATCAGATAATTGCGAATAGTCTACTTCGTTTTTAACTTTTGCGTTTACTTCGGATTTAGTTATCTCAGCTAACTGCAAATCTCGTGCGATGATTGAGGCATTGAACGCTCCAACTGTAGCTCCTTCGAACTTATTATCGAACATTACCTTGTCTATGCGCGAGACGATGTCCCGAAATTCTTCATAAGCACCATTCGTATTCGCTCTATAGTGGTCCAGCTTATATATGATTCCATGTCTAATCATGAAAGTTTCAAAGCCAGCCCAGCTGTAAGGTCTAATGCTATCTAACTGCACTTTCGTTCCTGCTGAAGTACCTCCTCTAATGAAGTCTTGCTTTTTGAAAGGCGTTTCATCAACTTCTTTGAAATACTGGCATGCGTATTCCCACATCTTCTCAGGCGACTCAATTTTCTTAGGTCTTCCGGCTTTGGACGCTTTGATAGCTTTCACTCCAATTTTACTCATATAGTCCCAATATCCAGGGTCTCCTTTTTTAGGTATTTTTTGCTTTGCCATAGTTGTATATTTTATTTTCAACAAATTTACAAATTAAATTTCAATATCGGTTTCAAACAAAGCTTCATAATTTTTAAAAATATATGCTAAACTATTAAAAAGTTTTTCATATTTTATAATTATAGGTACTCGAGAAACAATGATTTTCATATATTCACTTGACTATCAATCCTTTATACTTTGGCCCTTGGGGCCGGAAACAATAAGAAACGACTATTGTTTCTCGATAACCAATTGAGAATGAATAGATTGCGGCCAAAAATCGTCCTCGAGAAACAATAGGAACAATTTTCCCATATAAGGCTATATGGCAATAACGCGTTTATTTTATTCAATTTTTTCAATATTATCTATTTTAAACTGTTTTATATATATTATTGTTTCTATTGTTTACACCAGATATAAAGGATTATAAATCAATAACTTATGGTATGTTTTCGTGGAAACAATCATTGTTTCCATTGTTTCTCATTGTTTCCAGGCACTTAATTATACGCCAATAAGTCCATTATGCCGTGCATTCCTGTTAGCGTCCTTTCCACTATGGCGGCGTCACCGGTTTTACAGCCTACGCCCAAACTATCGCTGCTGCCAAAGCATTTTATGCCTTCTTCGGAGAAGCTTACAAAGCCTGCGCTATGCACTTTTCCCACACCAGCAACTACAGATATATGAGCTATGTCTTTATGATTGAAAACTCCATTGAAAATAATGGCCCTTGCGCCATGAATATTCATGCCCTTAGGTATCATGATGACGTACTTAATATCGTTCATTTTGTCAGCTTTTTAATTTCTGCCGCATGCTCCATTATCCGAAACAGGGTCGTTATTTTTTCTTTTTCTTCCATACAGTCTAGCTCTTCTTGGGTTGTCGTAGGCTTATGAAATGAACCACCTTTGTATGATTTGCGTTGTGCATCTCTGTGCTGCTTGTACATTAAAATTTCGTACTTCTGGCCTGCAGCATTGAATAACCGGTTTGCTAAGTTTTTAATATCTTCCATGTTTTTACATTTTACCTATTATTAAAACGACTCGCTTTTTTTATAATACTCGTTGATAACTCCTGTAAGCTTTTTGGGTCTTTGGTATAGGCTTCCGCAATATCTTTAAACTTTTCCATCTCCCAAATTGGGATTTTTGATATTGTGAATATAAAGTCCTCCATAACATCATAAACTTGAGTTAGGCTCTGTTCTTCCTTATCAAAAAGCAAGTCAAAATCTTTTTCATTTTTTATTAGCATTTGCAAATACCTGTTTGTCAAGTGTTTAAAGTTTTGCCTATAGAGTTTTGGAGCGCTATACCTTAAATCCTCATTCAAATTTAACGCGAGTTGAGAAGATATAACCGCGTGTACTATTTTGTCTTGTATTGATTTCTGCATCTTCTTTTAGTTTGAATTTTACTTACTATCTTATTAGCCTGCCAAAGTTTTATATCAAATTTTTTGGCAATTTGTCCAGAAGTATTGTTTTAGTTGTTGAAAAAATAATCTTCTATCTCATCGATTAATTCCTGCGATATTCCTTTCATTTTTAAAACAGTTCATCAGAAGGCTCAAGCTCTCTGCGTGTTACAATTCTATAAATTTGCCTTGTCAGCCTAACATCTTTTAAGGCGTCGTGAAGGTCTTCTTTATTTACTTCAATGCCAAGTTCCATTGCAACTCTTTTGAGTTTAAAGGATGGCATCTGTGCGCGTCTATCGAGCAAATACTCTGAAGCAAGACAAAGTACGTCTAAGGTATCTACCCAGAACCATGAACCCATAAATCTGTCGTGGTTCAGTTCAAAGAACATTCTAAGAAAGAAGTCATCGAAAGCTCGGTTATTAAAACCAATAAGCCATATTTTGTCAGTCTTATCGAACTTGTCAACATACTTACCAAGCATTTTGACAAAGCTTTTATAGACTACTTTCATATCCGGGTACTGCATAATTTCGTCAACAGTTTTACCGTTCACCGCCATGGCTGCATCATCGATTTGAGCCTTAGGATGAGGTTTGACTCTATAATCAAACTCCTCTACGACCTTACCATTTTTCTCTATCATTCCAGCGAGCTGAATTATAGAATGCTTTCTATGGTCAGTGCCGGTCGTTTCTACGTCATAAAATAGTTTTATCATCTCTTAATAGCTTTTCCACAGTGCTTACATTGCTTATGATTTTCATCCAAATAGTTAAATCCTTGGTCATGCTTACAGCTGCTAATCGACCAAAGCCATTTCCAAAATTCTTTGCTTTTGAATACCCCACGAACAGAACTATCCGCAGGGTTTTTTAACATTCTATAGTCATGCAAAGTTATTGCTGCTATGTTAGCTAAAATAAAAAATGCTATACTAGCTAAAAGTAAATAAGTCAAAATCATAATACTTCAGGGTTAAGTGGTAACAATGGTGAGTCTCGAACGGCGATGATAATCCAAAATAAACCTTCAGCTTCCAAAGCTTCAAGCTCATCATCGCTAAATTCAAATTCCAATACTGCTGTTTGGTTTTCTAAATCCCATGCAATAGGGTTTACGTTCAATGCCAATCTGAAGTCAATAGGAAACTCCGGCTTAATAGTTTTAACTTCCATGCCTTGCACCGGGCCATTGAAATTCAGTACGCCTATTCCAGCCTTTTTAGTCTCAAGGACCTTGGCTTTTTCTTCTTGGTCAAGTTCGAAACAAATGCAAATTATTCCACGGCCAACCCATGCAGGCAGCTGTTGATACTCCTCCTGGTCTTTTGCGATTACGACTACCTGCTCTTCAAATTCAATTGCTTTCATATTATCTTAAGTTAAATTTTTGTTTTAATTCTATAATGTCTGCTTCTTCTTGGGCAAGCATAGTCTCATATAAACCCATGTCTATTCTGCTCGTTATTTCGTTTTCGCAAAGGTTTATTAATTCTCTTGGTGGCAGAGCATCAAGCTCCCAAGAAGTATAACCCCATTGGTTAATATACCAGTCTGCTCTTGGGTCTGAGATTTTAGCGGGGTTTGGTGGTGGATTGAAATTCTTAATCTGCTCCATTGTTAAAGCCACAGGTACAACATTGACTTCAATTCCAAAGCCTTCCAGGCGTTCACGGATATCGCGTATCATGTCCAAACCACTTGGGTCATGGTCACCAAAGTAAAGAATAGTATCACCTGTCTCAAGTCTTCTATATGCGTCGTACATAGCTGAGCAAGAGCTATACCCACGATTAACCATTAGCCTAATATGATACTTATGTGTAACACGAGCAAGCACATTAGATAAAGCATCTTTCTCAACCCAGACTTCAATTTTATTGTCTTGTCCTTTCATACGGTCAAGCCTGTATTGGCTTATAGTATCTTGGATTGCATCAGGTATACCATGAACCCAATATGGAATTTGTGGCTTACGAACACGGTCCTCAATAGCATCCCAATCTACTATTCCAGCCATGCGGCCTTTCTTAAGAATATTGCTTAAACGCACATATTCAATTTGCTTATTTGGAATAACATCCCGAGATACCAATTGGTAATACAGCTGACGAAGAGTCAAGACGTAGCCATCAGCAACGTACTCTTCCAAAATGCTGTTGATTAACTCAAGCCGTTCTTTGTTGGCTTTGTTTAGTCTGAGTTTGTGGTCAAATGCTTGTTTCATGTTATATAGTTGCTAAAAGTTCTTTCTGCTGAGCAATAGCGTGTTTTAAATATTTAATGTAGTCATACAAAAATTTGTCAGTATCAATTGGCAAAAATTGATATTTGAAAACTACATCAGCTGAAGCTCCTGCTTTCATTTTTACTGTTAAACTTTCACCGTTGTTGAAGTCAAGCCTTAGCTCTTCAACTTGAGCAAGATTTTTCTCCAGTTCTTCAATTCGAGCCTGAACGGCATTGGCTCTGTTTAGTGTTTGTAAATCCATTATTTAAGTTGCTTTAATAAATTTTCAATACCTCTACCATCTTTGATGGATTTTCCTGAGTGCCAACCTGAGTATGGCCAAAAGCTAATAATAGCACCATTATATTCAAATTCAAGCTTACTATCGTTTATTTTAGTAACATTAATGCCTTTTGCTTTCAAAGCTTTTAAAGCATAGGCCATACGCTTTGGTTCCAATTCTTTTTGTCTGTCTATGTCTATTCTTGGCATGTTATTTCTTTTTAACTATGAACGCCCTTGGTGCAGTAGGATGAGGCACAAGTACCTCATCATCTGCTTTTAACGCTGCTGGTTTGACATTCTTTTTAGCTTTCTTCTTTTGGAAGATTTCTTGTCTGCGCGCTTTGGCCATCTTTTCAGACACGTAACGTTTGTAGCCCATTTTAATTAATTTTTATGCTTCAAAATCCGTAATAAATCCTAAATAGTGTTTGGCTCTTGTGTATGCCACATAGACCAAATTTGTTTCTTGTTCAGCCATCCAATCTACTCGCATAGCCATCTTGTTATATAGCTTATCTGGGCAAAGAATAAACACCCTATTTGCTTCTAATCCTTTTGACTTATGAATTGTTGACAAGCAAATGCCTTGCTTATTGTTCTCGCTGAAAATGCTTTCGATGCGGTCAGTTAATTGCCTAACCGTTGTAAGCCCTTCAGACAAAACCATTATTGCTTGTACTTTATCTTCGTAAGTAGTATATTGAGAACTCTCTCTTGCTTCAGACGGGCTACATTTAAGAGCCTCAGAGACTCGTTTTTCGATTTTCAATAGTTCTTTATTGAAAACTTTTACCGCATCTTCTACGTGGTTCCTTCTCGTTCTCTTGACCATGTTGATGAGGTTCACACCTATGTCCCTGCCTTTGATATATGCTTTAACTCCATTAGCAATATAGTTCATACAAAGCTTAGTGAGTGGAGCAGTTACACGGCAAATAATCATATCTCCATCTTCAACGTTTCTGATACTTGCATCATTGTCTACAGTACCAGACTCAGCACCATCTTTTGCTTCGATTTGAGGCACAAGAGTTTTGGCTAAGTTGATAATGCTACTATCGCAACGGTAGCATACAGACAAAGGAAGTTGAGTTGTATTTGGAATTGATTTGAGCAAATTGAAGCTTTTAACATCGGCACCAGCAAAACCATAAATAGCTTGCCTTGGGTCTCCTACTGCAACAAATCTGCCGCCAGGTTTTAAGCACTTTAAGAATAGTTCGCGTTGTGCTGCATTTAAGTCTTGGCACTCATCAACGAAAACCCAGTCGTATTGTGGCATGCGAACGTTCTTCATGACAGGAAAATAAATCATATCGGTAAAATCGATGAAGTCCATTTGCTTGTAGCCCCATCGTACAACCTGAGCAGCAATGTGGCATTCGTTATCAATCAGATTTAGGTCATGCTTCATAGCAAGGTCTTCAAATTGCTCCGTAGAGTTACACAGGTTTACTCGCACTAAATCTATAAGCTTATTGATGTTAGCTTTCCATTCAGATACTTCTTCGAAGTCAATGTCCATTAAGGGTTTATACTGTCCAAGGCGAATACCCTCATTCAAATGAGCTTTATATTTGTCTCCTTGGATTTTACAATTATAGGTATTCATAAGCGCCTTAGCTCCAAGTGAGTGAAGCGTCATAACTTCAACGTTGGGTTGCATGGCAACTTTAATTTTAAGCTCTTCAACTATAGCTTTGTTGAATGCTAAGAAAAGGACAGTTTGGTCTTCTGGTATCATATTCAGTGCATGGACTATTGTTGTAGATTTACCTGAACCTGCAACGGCATCAACTACTGCATTCCCTTGACCGTTTTGAATAAAGCTATAAATAGCTTCTTGATACTTTGATGGGACAAATTTTGTTTTCATTATCTAATGACTTAAATGTTATTTGATATTGCTAAAGTACAAAGTCTTTCCGAAACAGAAAAATATTTTTATAAAAAGTTTAAAATTATTTTTTAAAAAAGGGAGATTTATTGCCTCCCTTTCAATTCTTCAGCTTTATCAAGATACCATTTTTCTTTCTTAAGCTCTTGGTCTACTGCATCTTTGTGGCCAAGTCTCATTCGATATTTGAAAGCTGTTATTAAACAGTATTGCCTTACTGCTTCTTTCCCAAATATAGCAATCATCATATCAATAGCTTCTATTGGATATTGCTTATAGTGGTCAGGATTTATCTGGTCTTTTTTACCGTCCATAGCTTGAGTCATTTTGAAGATAGAATTTTTTATCAGCGTAATAATGTCTTTCATATACATGCATATCTGCAGCATGATGATAATACCAACCTACTGGCAAATCTAGTTCAGAGGCTACATGTTCTTGAAGCTTTGAGAAACAATATTGGTCATTACAAAAGCCGAACCAAATGTCATTGCTTCTCATGAACACACTCATACAAAGCTTATTGTTTTCAATAGTAAATCCAATGCTTAAAGTGCATGGAGTATCTTTTGAAAACTCATCTTTATTTTTACCGTCGAATATAGTTATCCAGGCTCGTCTAGTCAAAGGGTCTTTTCTTAACTGCTCAATTGTTTTTTCCAATTGACCTTTTTCTGACCACAGATACCCATAGTTGCTGTTAACAATATTATCTCCGTTGTGCATTCTGTCCCAAATAGGAGCAAATTTTTTAAGCTCTTCTACTGAGCGATTTTTTGAGAGATACCATTCCCATTCACGTTCAGCGTAGGTTTTACTCCAGTTTCTCCATTCCGCTGAAATATCTCTATTTAAAGGGTTAGTGATGTAGAAGCCTACATTATGCAGCTTCTTTGTCCCATTGCCTGTTTCAATACCATTTTTGCAAAGCTCTGCAAAAACGATACTGAAAGCAATGTTTGCTGAGTTGAAGTGTTCTCCTTTAAACATAATCTTTTAATTTAATCCAGTTGAACCAAAACCTCCTTCTCCGCGCTCGGACTCAAGAACATCAGGCCCAGTGAAAAGCTCATCTTCTGCAACTTCTTCTACATCCGCATAAGAAACTGGTACGAGTACCATTTGCACAAGCTTTTGGCCAGCCAAGATAGTTGTCGCAGTATCGCTTACATTTGTAACATGGATATGAATTTCACCTTGGTAGTCTTCATCAATTACACAAGCCCCGACTTGCAATCCTTGTTTAGTTGCGACTCCGGATTTATTAAACGCAATTAAGGCAAAGCCTTTTGGAAGCTTAGCTTTGATACCACTTGGGATAAGTGCGGCTTCTCCTGGCAAAAGCTCTGTCTCAAGCATATTGTTTGGAGTGTAAAAATCTAATCCAGCAGACGCTGCTGTACCTCTCGATGGGAGTTTTACGTCTTTAATTCTTGCTATTTTCATTTGTTCTAATTTTTGATATTGCTAAAGTAAACTATTAAATTGAATTATAAAAATAATTTCATTAAAATTTAAAAATATTTTTCAAAGTCTCTTAAGTCATTCCAATCTCTATACGAGTCAATTGTATCAGCAGAGATTGTAGGTTTAGGAGCATTCCCTGCTACGTTGAAAAACCAAGCACCTTCTGAAGAATGTTCCATAAAGTAGTGGTAAGCCTTTGCATCGTATTTAGGTTCTGTCTCAAACTCTAAAGGAATATAATCACTCAATTTAGAGAACTCTTTGTGGTATGACATAAACCTAGCGCGCCCAAGCTCGCCCTGTTGAATGTTTCTTGCAACGGCAACGGCAACAAAGTCCGTATCTGGAAGAGCAATCTGAAGCGTTCTGGATAGTACTCCTGTGGACATAGCCGACCACATTTCTTTTGGTTTTGGAATATCTTGAAAAAATTCGTATACCTGTCTAACCCCACACGCAATGACTTCTTCATGATAAAGTCCTAGCGGTACATAATAAGCTCCAGTAGCTTTAGAATATTTCTTGGCCAGCGAGTTAGCATTTGGCATAGCAGCAACTCTGGCGAATAAAGGTTTTGCTCCTAGCTCAATACATAAGAGCTGATGAGGGCTAACCTGTTTTGATGATGGCATCACTAAAGTAAGTTCCAAGCCGTACTTCTTGCAAAGGTAGGCCAATGAAATTCCTGCAAATCCTTGTCTAGGTTGAACGTATACAACTTCAGATACTCCTTCAGAAGCTAAGTTGGAAATTAACATTTCACCAGCTCTTGCTTTGTAACCTACTTCACATGAAGTTGACTCATCGATTATAAATCTGCCATTAAATTCAATAACGTCAAAAGGCTTAAAAGAACTCTTAAATCCTTCTGAAATTTTTAAATAGTAGGCTAGTGTTTTTTCAGAAGTCAAGTCTTTGTTCTCGACTCCTATCTGCTTGTTTTCAAATAGTCCCATATCAGTTAAGTAATTTCTTAATGTATTCCGAATAGTCTTCTCCAGACAAATCGCAATACTGTTTTATCGTAGAATTGTTAGCGTAAGTTTTTCCACCGTTCTTAGCAATGTGGTCTTTGGATTGAAATTCGTACAGGTATCTGTAAACATCACACATCCTTGAGTCTTCTACTGAATAGGGTACAGAATTGTAACGCTCCGCTATGAAGTTTATTGCTTCTATTTCAAAGTCTAATTGCTTAATGCCTGGCTTCTTGTTGAACATCGCAGAAATACACTTTTTAGCGTTTGTTCCAGCGTATATGCTTGACTTTTGGTCAATAAGATTAGGAAAATATTCAGCTATGTCTGCTGCGGTTGCCGATAGCACAAAATTTTGTCTTTTAAAACCCTTAGAAACTAAATAGACGTTCATAGAGTCGACAAAATCGATTATCCCTATTCTACCATTGCCTAGCAAATCTTGCATCTTAGAAACAATCCCACGTATTTCTGTGAGAATAAAATTCTTAAGATGGCCAGAAGTTAAATGTTTGTAACTGACTTGAGGCAGTAAATATCCTTTATTATTTGTGAAAGGTGTTTCTCTAACTTCTAAATCTAGTAGCCAATCATCTAGCTTTAAATCACCTTTAAGCCAACTTTCTACTATCCAGAAATTACCAAATCCGTGAGTCCCGAAAGGATTTCCTGTAGTATTTGGAACGTAATTAATCCCGCTTCCGCAAAGCCTAAATAGATAAAATAAAGCTAAAGCATCTTCGATTTCTAAATCTGATAAGGATGGAGCTTCAAGAAAGTGCAATCCGTTTTTCTTAGGGTCATTTTCTTTTTTGTCGATAGCTTCCAAGAATGAGCAGAATGCTGCGTATCTTCTGTCTAGCATATCATAAATAGGAACGTGAAAAATTAAATCGTCGTTGACTTCTTTTTGAAGTTTTTGCAAATCTAAATTATTAGGATTTCCATCGTATAAGTAGTTTTGCATTGCTAAGCTTTTTACGTGGTAGTCGTCTATCGCTTCTAATATTTGGTCATTTATGCTAAAATATTTCATGGGATAAAAGTTTCTTTGAACATATAATATTTAGGAGCTAAGTGCACGGATTGTCTAGCTTCCATGTAACTAAAATCAAGCTCTCCTAGTAAATTTGTCATGTCTGGCCATTTCAATAGCTTGAAGTTATTTCTATCACAAATCGTTTCTAATTTATCGTTGAAATAGTTTCTAACAGCGTTTCTCATAGCCCAGTCTCCATGGAAAGGTTTTCCTTCAAAATACCCAGTTTTCGGTAGTCTACGGCTTTCATTTTCGATAGGTAAAAGTTCAACTAATTCTATTGAGTTGACCCTGTCTAGCAATAAATCTGAAAGCTGAGCTTCTAAATTCCCAATCATTTTATCTACCGCTTCGAAAACTTCATCTTCCGTGAATAGCCTACAAAGGTGGTGCCGTACATCTATGTTTCCTGCGTACATTCTAAAAATTTCGATTTCACCTTCAGGAATAAAAGACTCAATTCCTTCTGTTAAAAATCCATGCAATGTTTTTCCGTCATTCCTACTTAGGCCAAATCCTTTCTCATAGACGCTCAGAGAATGGCTGTCTCCTATAATAAATTTAGAATTGATAAAATCATCTTCCGTGATTTTAATCGTCTCAGGCATGGTGAAAACAAGTTCTGAAATTCTTTTTTGGACTAACCCAGTGTAGTCTATTGTTTCCGGTCCAAAACTGTAAACTTTCCCTAAAAAAGAATGTAGGCATTTAAGATTTTCTATAAGCTTGTCAGATACTCCACCAAATAAATTGTAAGTGCCTTCTCTGAAGTTTACGCCTTCTGTCAAAACTATAGCGTCAAAGTCTTCAGCTTCAGATATTTCTATGACCTCCACTTCGCTTTTGAAAAATTCTTCTAATCTTGATTTAGCGTAAAAGGTATATCCAGCATTGTGGCTGGATAACCTAGTACTAGGTTTCCCTAGTACTCCAGTTAATCCAATTTTCATATTAGTCTTGTATTTCTTCTGCGGTTTCTGCCTCAGCTTTTTTCTTAGCTTTTTTCTTAGCTTTTTCTTCTTCTTTAGCTTTTTGAGCAGCTGCTCTTTCTTCTGCCACTCTTGCAGTTTCTTCTTCATTGATAACTACTGAGCTGTTGTAAATGCTAGTGTGGTAAAGCTTTCCAGTTGATAACTCATGGACTCTAAAATAAATTCTATTCACTCGAGTATCAACAACAACCTGCTTAATTTCTGCAGTAATTGTTTCACCCTTTCTGAAAGAGCTGAACTCAATTACTTTGCCAATATTCACTCTCATCTCTTTAGCTATATCTAAAGCATCGCCTAGCGAGATTTTTTCCTTAGGTTCTTTTACAGATTTAGCTTTTTTCTCTTTCTTAGGAGCTTCAACTGCTTCTTCATCTGTTTCTTCTTCAGTTGACTCACCGACAGATACGCCTCGAGACTCAAGAACAGATTTGATAAGCTCAGCCTGAACGCCTGTTGATTTGTCAAATGCTGCAACCAATGCTTTGCTTGCTTTTTTCTTAAGACTCGAAGCAGTGACTTCAGTAACCTCAAGATTTTCCATAAATTCTGCGTCTACTTCTTCCGTTGCACGGTTTAAGAAGTCAACTTTTTCTTCGCTTTCATTAGCAGCAATTACATTTCCGTTTTCTAAAACGATTTCCATTTGTCCGTTAAACTCAAAAAATTTAGCTTTCATCTTTTTTAATTTTAAATTGTTAATCTGTTATTTGTTATTTGATACTGCTAAAGTACAAAGTCTTTTTGAAACAGAAAAATATTTTTATAAAAAATTTAAAATTATTTTACGCTGTCGCTAAAATCAAATTCCAGCTGCTTACCTACTTCATTGCCTTCCAAGTAGTTATTCATCGCACCCATATATGCAACGGCATCTAATAAATTATCTTCTTTATGCGCATGGGCCTCTCTGGATAACTTCAGAGCAATCATTGATTGGTACATGTGTTTTGTATCAAGTTGCAATCCGGTCATCGCATTGAAGATGTCTCTCATCTTATCCATTGACTCGTTGAATGAGCCGTATTGTCTGTTTTTCTCTTCTGAGCGCTGATTAACTATTTCATCAGCTTTTTTTAGGATGTTCATATCTATAAATTTTAAATTAATATTTTATCAACTTCAATGCCTGCTTTCTTTAGCAAGTCAATGCCTTCTGTCAAACGAAAATCTTCAGCATATACAACTCTCTTAATTCCTGACTGTATAATAAGCTTTGAGCATTCAATGCATGGCGATACTAAAGTATAAATCGTTGCATCTTTACTGCTATTATTAGACTGAGCCAATTTAGTAATAGCATTTGCCTCAGCATGCAAAACATACTGCTTCGTATTTCCATTTTCGTCTTCACATTCATTTTCAAAACCTCGTGGAGTGCCATTATACCCATCAGCTATAATGGTATTGTCTTTAACTATGATAGCGCCTACCTTCAAACGTTTTGCGTGAGAATTTTCTGCCCATATCTGAGCAATTTTCAAATATTGAATATCATGCTTTGACATATTTCTTTATCTTAGCTTTAACCGCTTCCATTAAACTGTCTTGCTTGGCGCTTTTGCTTTTTTGAGACTTTATAACGTCTTCATCCATGGTTTTAGAAGCAACCAATTTATGCACAATTACTACATTTTTTTGGCCCTGTCTATCAAGTCGAGCATTAAATTGTTGTTCTAATTCCAATGACCAGGTTTGTCCAAACCAAACTATAATATGGCCACCCGCTTGAAGATTTAATCCATGGCCGCCAGAAGCTGGGTGCATTATCATGACTTGAATTTTACCAGCATTCCAATCTTTAACATCTTGGTCAGTTTTTAACTGGACTGGCTTGTAAGATTTTAAAGCTTCTTTTATGCGATGTAAGTCATGTTGATACGTATACGCAACGAGAACCGGTTTACCATTAGCATCTTCGATGATTTCTTTAAGGGCTTCGATTTTTAGGTCATGCACTACGTGCCAATCTTTATTCTCATCATATACTGCACCATTAGCAAATTGCAATAGCTTGTTAGATAGAGCCGCAGCACTTACTGCCGTGATTGCTTCATCTTCAGGCTGCTCAGCGAATAACTGAAGCACTTGGTCACGCTCAAAAGCTTCATATTTAGCTTGTATATCAGGAGGTAAAACAATTTTAATAACGTTGTCAATACGACCTGGAAGACTCAAATAATCTTTAGCTTTCATAGACATGCAAATGTCACCTATTTTTTCATGTATACGCGCTTCTCCATCTGTGACTAAATCGTATTTATATATTATTGCACCATTGCGTTTTCCTGGCTTAAAGTATTCTTCTCTAAAGCGAGTTATAAATTTGCCTAAACGTTCACCTCTATCTAGCAAGTATATTTGACTCCATAAGTCAATCAATCCATTTGGCGCTGGTGTACCTGTCAATCCAACGACTCGTTTGAATGAAGGTTGCACGCCTCTCAAAGCTTTAAATCGGATTGATTTTGGATTTTTAAACGATGATAATTCGTCAATAACCAGCATATCAAATGGCAACATAGAACCGCCATACAAACCGCATAGCCATGATATGTTATCGCGACTAACAAGATATACATCTGCATTCTTTCTAAGAGCTTCTTTGCGCTGTTTTGCGGTACCTATAATCTTGCTAACTCTTAAATCCTTGAGATGTTCCCATTTTTCACACTCAGCATCCCATACACTTTCAACTACTCGCTTAGGCCCAACGACTAACGTTTTGGAAATTTCAAGCTCTTCAAACATGAGCTTTTTAATAGCTGTTAAAGATGAAACTGTTTTGCCAAGTCCCATTTCAAGAAATAATCCGGCATGGGTATTGTCCATTATATGCTCTACTGCCGCAACTTGATAATCATGCAAATCTGCTTCATTCATAATCTTTCAAAATATTTTCTATTTGTTCGCTTGTATCTATTACTTCAACTCTAAATCCGAGTTTTCTTAACTTGGCGTGCCAAAATAGTTGTAGCTTTTTTGGCTTTTGTTTTGTTGTTTTTATCTCAGCGAAGAATATTCTTCCTCCTGGTAAAAGACAAATCCTGTCAGGAATTCCTGCCACAAATAAAGGCACAAATTTGAAAGTTAAACCAAGAAGCTTTTTAACTCCTCGGTTTAGTTTTCTTTCGAGGTCTTTTTCACTTTCAATCATTAGTAGCTCCAAAGATTATATTTCTTTTTGTCGCACCATTCTCTTATGGCGGCCATAACTCTATGGGTATCCGGGCTTCCAAATTCAGCGCTACTGAATTTTTCTTGAGATGTTGGGTAATTCCAGTGGACATATACTTTCTTAACGTAAAATCCTTCCACTAATTCTGTTACTACTACTGCCGTAGCTAACACATTTCCTGATAAAAATACTTTTGTTTTCATTTCGTATCTACGTTTAAGTGTTATTTGATATTGCTAAAGTACAAAGTCTTTTTGAAACAGAAAAATATTTTTATAAAAAATTTAAAATTATTTTCAATCTATTTTTCTGACGTAGTATTTCTGCTTACCATAAAGCTTGAAACTTCTTGTGGATTTGCATTGCTCCCAGTTCTCCAAACTTCTCAAAATATCATTTATTTCACGAGTCTTATAGCGGTCCATATCTTCACGGTTCTTGCCTAAACACTCGCACCATATTTCAGCAACACAGACGTAGTCACGCTCAACAGTTCCATTGGCAGCAAGTGGGTCATCCAAAAATGCACGGCGTTCGTACAAGTCTAAGGAGTCCCAATCAACAGGCAACAATCTATCAAGATAATTCTCAATAATACCTGAGCGCTCATCGTTTTCACTGTGCTCACGCTGTTCATGTTCTGCTATGATTTTAGCATCTTCACTTAAAAACAGTGGTTCGCCTTTCTTATACATAACCATTGCCTCAGCCCAAATTTGGTCAATCTCGCTTTCAGTTAAATCGTCAAAAACACTTTTAGTTGCTCTTTCAATCACAACGTCAATTGGGTTAAACCGTCTATTTCCTGACGGGTCTCTTAAGAATGCTGGATTGTTCGTAGTTCCAAAGAATACGCATTGACGCGGATATGTTTCTGAAGTTCTTCCGTAAGCTGGTCTGAATGTATCTTCTTGCTTTGAGATAAAATGCTTGACCGCTTCAACTTCAACTTTACGAAGTCCTGATAGTTCAGCCATTTCAATTAGCCATGCACCTTGTATCTGTTCAAGTGCTTCTTTTCCTTGTACGGTTAAAAAGGTATCACTGAACCACTCTTTTCCCAACTTCTTAATAAATGTACTCTTACCGCAACCCTGATTTCCAACAAGTGTAAGTACTAAGTCAAACTTGCATCCTGGCTTCATGATACGAGCAACAGCTCCAACAAGCATTTTTCTTATAGCTTCTTTTGAATAAATATTGTCGTCGGCTCCAAAATAATCAATAAGTAAATTGTCGACTCTTTCTTCACCGTCCCATTCAAGGCTGCGCAAATAATCGATGATTGGGTGAAAGCCATTTTTCTCAAATTCCAAATTCATCGTATCTTCAATTTTAAGGGTCCCAGAAATGCCATAAATACTTTCAATATAGTTACGTACTCCAGAAAAATCTACGTTCTTCACAGGCTCAGGTTTCAAGACTTTTCTCCATGGCAGATTACCAAATACGTAGTTCTTGTTGTCAAATCTGTTTTGTTTGAATAAACCTCTTAGGCGAATATCATTTGCAAATATTAAATTAAGGTTTACAGCTGATGAAACGTATTTACCGCGAGCATCAAGCTCAAGGTCTTGCATCCAATCAATGTCTTCGCCTTCAAGTTGCTCGTAGTCTAAATCTTCAATGAAGTCATATTTTGCATCCGCTATATTCTCAGAAGCTATAATCTTTTTGACTTCTTTGTCCTCTCTCGCATACTCTTCCATAGCTTTAAAGCTCTGTTGCTTTGAGCCGTGGAGTTCTGTGTTTTCGCTATCTAGATGGCCAAATTTGTGAATGCGTACAAGGTCAAAGGCATTGCATAATTTTCCGCTACATGGGTCAGTACCGTGATGAGAAAAAGCAAATTTGTCATCATATATGATAAGCCCAGCAGCAGTTGTACCTTTGCAATATGTATATCTGCCATCTCCGGCTGGCGTATAAATTTCGCTTAAGAATTTTTCAATAGCTTCAGTTACTGAGTACGTTCTACAGAATGCACCAACTACTCCTTTTTTATTTTCAGGGTCTTCTTGCTTTTCGGCTGACGTTTTTATCTTTTGAATTTGGTTGGTGCTTGTAGGCCATAGACTCGAGTCTGTCCAATCTGTATATGTCGCCAGAACCTCATCTGCATCCACCCAAGGACCATCTTGGAAACGGAAGTAATAATCTATGTCCTTAGGATTTGATGGCCAGAACATGAGTCTATTAGGTTCAAATGTAGTATTATCAAATAAGTCAATATTCAATAGTCCAGCTATCCGTCTTGCAATTGCTACGTATTCGTCAGGAGTAACTTCACGACTTATAGGCATTACCAGCCTATAGCGAGGACTTGTCTCGTGGTGCTTATGAGAAGAATGTAGAACAGCAGCATTTTCAAACTGCATTTGGAAGTCATCCCAAAATTCACCGTGAGCAAAATCAATATCTAAAGTCAAAAGCTGTTTGTGAACGATATTCTCAGGCTTACGTCTACCTTGTCTAAGGTAACCACCAACATATCCACCAACATCCTTTATTTTACTCTGCTCATCTTTAGTAGCAGCAATATATTCCTTAAATGTTTCTGTTGTCTTATGCTCTTCCGATAATCTCTGAACTAATTCTGACCACTGAAACTTTTTATTTTTCCAAATTTTGGATTTCGCTGACATGCCTACGGCTATGTCTAAAGTACCGTCAAATTTCATATATGATTAATCTTTTTTATAAAAGTCCGTAATATACCCATCTGCTTTTAGAGGCAAGCCTAATGCCCATGGAACTTCAGCCCCCATAATATCACACATTTGTTCAAGCAGTTCTTCGCCTTTTGATTTGTCAACTTCAGCAACGACCTCATCATGCACATGCATAACTATCGAAAATCCAGCTTTATCTAATTGTTGCATTGAATACGCTAATAAATCTCGAGCAATTGCTTGAACAATATTCTCTACGAATTTACCTCCGTAAGAGTCTATCCACCACCATTTTTTTGTCATTTGGTCTAAGCCTTTATATTTTACTGACTCTTGTCCAAACCTATTAGTTGTTGTCGTGGCTTGTTGATAGAATAATTTTCTTCCAGAAGGCAATTCAATAGTAAGCGCATCACCATCGAAGTAAAACTTTAAATTTCTAAACTTAGTTAGTATAACTGGTTTACGAGTTTTAACGGCTCTTATTGCTGCTTCATTTACTTCATACCACAGTTTTACGATACTTGGGTTTTTCTTTCTCCAAAGCTTTACAATCCTATCCATCTCCATATCTGTCAATCCCATTTTTTCACCGCCCATTTGACGTAAAGCTCCAAGAGCTCCTTGGTAACCAAGTGCTAATTCTGAGATTTTTCCTTTATCTCTTAGCTCACTTCCTTTTGTAACGCTTTCGATTGGAACGTTAAACATCATAGAAGCAGAAGCTTCGTATATTTTACCATGGGTTTCGAATACATCAAGGCGCCATTTTTCATTTGCAAGCCAAGCAATGACTCTAGCCTCAATAGCGCTAAAATCTGCAACGGCAAATGTACATTCTTTCTTAGCAATGAATGTTGTTCTAATTAGCTGACTTAATACATTCGATATATCATCGTAAAACATTGCTGCCAATTCATAATCTCCTGAGGCGATTAAAGAACGAGCTTGCTCTAAATCTTTAATATGGTTTTGGGGTAAATTTTGCAATTGCACTAATCGACCAGCCCAGCGTCCAGTACGGTTTGCTCCATAAAATTGAAACAGTCCTCGAACACGGTCATCATTACATGCGCAATTAAGCATTGCCACGTATTTTTTAGTGCTTGATTTGCTTGACTTCTTTCTTAAGCTTAAAACTTCTTTAACAGCTTCCGACTCAGCTTCTTCAACGAGTGTATTCATAGCTTCCTTGGCCAATGTTGTTATTTCTTTTCCCATGGCAAGGCTTAACCACTGTTTGAGCTGAGCCGGGCTGTTTGGATTATCTAATCCAGTAAGTTCAATGAGTTGCTTAGTCATTAATTCTGAATGCAATTCATCTATGTGATATGCATTCTTAGCCATGTCTATATCAACCAATATACCTCTGTCATTTATCTGTTGGTCTAAGATATAGTTAATGCGTTCAAAATCTGGTATAGCGTATGCTTCTAATCTTTTGCCAATTTCACGTTCAGCCTCAACGTCGTTTATACAGTACAATTTGAACTCTTCCCATTTTTCCATATCATGCTCAGGAAAATTACGCTCACGCATTCCATTTGCTTTCGTTGGTTTGATAGGCATTGAGAAATATCGAATAAGCGCTTTACCGGTTGAAAGCTTTCCTTTTTCTTCAAGTTTCAAAGCTTCTGATACCATGGCCAAAGATAATGGCAATCCGCAATATGCTGCTTTAACAGCTGAGCAATACCACTGTTCTATTGGTACGTCATACCCAATAGCTCTAAATGCATTTCTTTCGAAGTTGGCGTTGTGTGCATGCTTCTCAATTGATGGGTCCAGTAAGGCATCCAAAAATTCCTGAGGTATTTCATCTCCAAGGGCCAAATCAATCATTCTAATAGGTTCGTCATCGAATGCATAGGCAATCATGAGAATTTCAAAATCTATCGACTCACAATACTTATACGCGCCTGCGGTCATAATGTCGATAGATGAATAGGTTTCAATATCTATGTGAAGCTGTCTAGCCATTTTTTATATTTTTTGTTTTGTGGGTGAAAGAGGACTCGAACCTCTATGCAGTTATTTTCATGTGCTATTACCTGCGTCCTGCTCTAGGATATGCCTACCAATTACATCATTCACCCAGATAAAAATAAAGGCTTCCTAAAAAGCCTTTATTTGATTTTTGATTTTCTAAAGACTACATTAAATCGTCATCTGCACCGAAGTCCTCTTCTGCAGAAGAACCTCCTCCGGATAATCTAATGCCGTCTTCTAGTTTTTGTAAGTTGTTCAATCCAACCGCTACGCCTTTGTTACCTGATACGTTGAACGCATAGAAGTTAACAGAAGCGCGTCCGTAGCACCCGCTGTAAAATTCATCTTTGTCCATAATCGGGTCAAGGTTTGCATCTACTATCCCAGGTTTTCGAGAGCTGTTGGCATTGATGAAATAAGAATTTTCGTAGTTCTCATCATCTGGTCTTTCTTCGTCTCCGTCACGCAATGGGTTTTTGTAGTTAGTTGGGATTTTACCTCCAAATTTTGCTTTGCCTTCTTCAAGAGCTGCTTTAATGGCTGCTTTGATTTTGTCTATCAGCTTAGTATCTGACTTAGGAATGATAATCGAAACAGAATACTTTTTTTCTTGGCCTTCTTCGATTGCAGATGGCTCGAATACGTGTGCGTAGCTGAAACGCACTTTGCTGGTAATTACTTTTGTTGTTGACATGTTTTAAATTTTTTAATTGTTATTTGATAGTGCTAAAGTACACATTTATTTTTAATCTAAAAATATTTTTTACTTTTTTTTGAAAATATTTTTTAATCTTTGAAGTCTAATTTTGCCTGCTCCACTCCCATGGCTGGGCGTTTATCGCTTTCAGGCACTAATGTAGGAGCACCTGAAGGCTTGACTATGAACTCGTTAAGCTTAGGTCCGAAATTAGCTTTTCCAACTAGTTTTTCAATCGCTGATATGCCGGCTAATTTTGTTACCATATACTTATCTTCGTCATAGTCTTCTTTAAGCACCTCAATGACTTTATTTTCATCAAGCCATTTACGATTGCTTCTTCCTTCTACGAGCTTATATCCAGGCCATTGTTTTCCTTTTTTAGCTTCATCAAGTACATAAGAACTTACAGAGCTTGCCCAGTCCTGAAATACTGACAATTGACCATATATCTCTAAGACTTCTTTATCTGATAAGACATGAGGGTCCTGAAACTCAAAAGCCGCAAGCTTCATATTCTCATTGGCTAAGCCTCGACAAACAGCTTTCGCTTTACAGAACTTGCACCATTCTCCAGGAGTCTGTTCACCTTCGCCAGCATAAGCTTTCAATGCTTTTGGTTTTACTTCATTTTCACCCCAAGCAATTAAGTCTTCTACTGATATTTCCCAAGTTGATACGTGGTCCAATCTAGGTTGAACAATAGTCAATCGGACTGTATGAATATCGTAAAGCAATTCGTATTCTCTAAGGGCACCAGAGCCATACAGTTTCAATTGAGGATTTTCTTCTGCATCTACCTTGACGCCTTTGCCATACTTTAGGTCTATGACATCCAGAACACCGTCAGCAATAATAACGTTATCGCCTGTACCAAAACCTTGCTCAACTAGATGTGAGAAGTCAAGTCGTTGCTCTACAAGCATAACAGCGTCAGGATTTTTCTGCTTCGCTACGTTGTAAGCTTCCATAACTATTTCAACATACTTTGCAACCTCCGGTTCCATTTCAGTTGAATACAGTTCATGCTTACGAAGTTTAGCAATCTCAGAGTTATACACCTTTTTGGATATTAGCCCAAGTTTGTGGCGTATTTCTATATCGCCAAACTCGTGCGCCAAAGTACCTTCGTCAGCGTATACTGAACGCTTCTCTTCAAAATTCTCTTCGAGTCTGGCACTAGGCGTACAGTTCATCCATCTCGAAGCTCCGGAAGCAGACAGAAGCGCATGCTTCCGAGCAGAATGATTAACAGCTTTTGCCATATTATAGGCTATTTAGAAAGTCAGCAAATGCTTGGTAGTGTTTAGCGTCAAGAGTTGACACAGACGTAGCTCCAAGTTTGGTAAGCTCGTTTTTGATTTCAGTTCTGTGGTCACCAACCTTAGTTGCAAGAAGAGCACGAACTTTTACAATGTCAATACTTCCTTCTGATTTTTCAGTTTTAGGAGCTTCAGCTTTTTTAGCTTCTTCCTTAGGAGTTTCCTTATGCGCTTCTTCAGCTTTTGCTTTTTCCTTTTTAGGAAGTTCAGCAGCTTTAGTTGTTGCTTTTGCCGTTTCTTTCTTCGGTGCAGGAGTTGCTGCTTCCGCGGTATTTCCTATTGCTTGTAAAAAGTTGGTTACCGCTAATACGTGTTGTCCATTGGTAGCATCTATTTCTACCTCAAATTTAATTTTGCTCATTGCTTTGATTTTTGATTATTATTGAATTTAATTCGTTAAGATATTCACTAACAGGAGTTGCTCCTGGAGTGATTACAGACTCATGAAATAGTGAGCCGTTATGGAAAATCTTAGTGACCCATGTTTCAGTACTAAGCTCAGCTTTATACTCTCCATTTTGGAATGCTATTATTCCTGCTTTGCTTGTAGATTTCCAGCCATTTTCAGAATAAAGCTGGTCTATAGATAAGCCAGTCATTAGTGAGAGTTTACTGATTTGATTTGCATCAAGTACTGCTTCACCTGCTAGCACTCTGTTAAGCGCAAGTTTAGGATATTTGTTTCCTGGAAACAGCTGCTGAGCTACTTCTTTTGGGTCAAGCTCTTGCTTGCTTATAATACCGTTTAAGTCTATTGTTTTCATATATTTTGTTGTTACCTTTATTTTGACAGTGCTAAAGTAGATACTTTTTCCGAGATTAAAAAATATTTTTACTAAAAAAATAAAATTTATTTTCTCAACATATCTTTTTGAAAGCGCAATCCTTCTTCTGGTGTGTAGGTATACGGAGCATCTGCAGGTATTATGTAAATCCTGTCGCGAATTAATGCCTCAGCTTCAGTATGGAAAAAATCCTTTGCTACATGAGTCTGTACATGCTCGATTAAAAATCGGCCTTCTTTGAACAGTATGAAATACTTGTTTTGGTTGAAGTTGTTAGACTCACTTGGCACATCAGTAATAACAGGTGTTTCTGGTTCTGCAGGAAAATAATCGTCGTCTTTTGTGCAAGCAGTAGCCAATATGACTACTGCTGAAATTAATAGTATTTTTTTCATTGTTTCTACGTTTAATTGATATTTGATAGTGCTAAAGTACTATGTTTCCACCAAACTTAAAAATATTTTTGTATTTATTTTAAAAATTATTTTCTGTAAACAATCCAATTATCTCAAAATCAATAGGTTAGAGCTAAAAATAAATTTAAGAAACACTAAAATCTAGCATTGTTTCTCCGTAACCTATTGCATTCCAATTATTTAGTCTCAAAAATCGTCCTCGAGAAACAATAGGAACAATATTCCCATATAAGGCTATACGCGATTATTACGTTTTTTTATATACTATTTTTTCAATATTATCTATTTTAAAGTGTTTTATATATATTATTGTTTCTATTGTTTACAGAGCATCTAAGTGTAATGATTATCAATCTCTTACACCAGAAACAATCATTGTTTCCATTGTTTCTTATTGTTTCTGTCCTCATGGGACTTGTATTACGGATATGACCAAACCACCGCATATTAAATCCTCGATACCTCATACCATCCAGAATTGAACGAAAGTATTTTCCCATGTAAATCATTAGGATGAAAACAGAAGCGGACAGAGGACATCAGAATTAAACCAAGATAATAAAAAAAGGCCACTACTTCACAGCAGTGGCCTAAATCAAGCATGAAAAAAAAATTAGTCTCTTATAGTTATAAACTCAGCACCAACAATTTTTGTATGTGGGTTCTTGCTTACAATATCTTGCTTACGGTCTTTGATTTTACTTGTCTTCCATAAAAAGCCAAGGAAACGCTTATACTTAACTGTCTCTACGTATATGAGAGAGTCGCGGCTTTCGAAATTACCATTGAATGCATTTTGCTTATCTATGCAACCATTCAAATCAAACCATTTATCTTTTATAGTCAAGCATTTCAACGTATCTGTTCTTATTATAGTTTCAGTATCACCTTTGGCGTATACAATTGAGTCACGTATCTGACCCTTAAGTTTATATATTGTTTGGAGCTGTGCTTTGCTTACGCCTTGCAAATTGCGATTTTTTGTTTGCAAGCTTTTAATCAGTTTAGCATCTTCTGAACGATACTTTTTAAATTCAGAAAGTCTAAGACTAAGCTCACCAACTTGAACAGCATTAAGGCTGTCTTTTGTTTTGTAATCAGCCACATCATTCAAAAGCGTAGTCGTATTATTTTTGTAAATGTCACGCTCTTCTTTAGCTTTTTTCAGTGACATAAATTGCCATCCAATCACTGCTAATAAGACGGCAAAAGCTATTGGTATATGAATGTACTTTTTCATTTCTTATTTTTTGTTAAATATTTATTTGCTACGTAACCACGTTTACGGTTGTATGCCACCAAACTCCAAGCCCCATTTCTTTCAAGTTCCATGACCGTTTCACCTTTAAGCAGAACAGTAATGACAGGATTGTGTGTACCTTCTCCTGCTCTTAAATTCAGAGCTGTAGTTGTTCTGAACACATTCGAAGATAATGGCGTGTGGTCTAATATTACATAACCATCTTTTGTTTGACCAGCATTCCATTTAGCTTGAAGCTGTTGCCATGAATAACCAAAGTCATATTGGAAATGTGGTCGGTCTTTAAAACTCTTCCAATCTCCACCCCATTCCCAGCCATTGGCTTTAAAAATATTCACAACTTCCATCCAATCAGCTACTCCATCACCATCAAAGTCTTTGACAGTATTCCAACTTGCTTCTTTTCCATCAATGATAAGAGCAAAGTCAAGTGCTAAACCATAGTTATGAATAGACTGTCCAGCTCTTGCATTTGTAACAATATTTCCAAGAGGTTTAGATGGCTTAGCACCATCTGGGTTCCTGACAGTTCTACCGAGATTGTACAGGTCATTTTGCTCTTTGAAAGTACGCAATCCGTGTGTTACTCTCGGCATGGCTCTACCTGTCAAAGCCTCATCAGCTTGCTCCCAAGTCTTAAGAGCCAAAGCTCTTAAATTGGGATGTAGCGAGTTAATCCTCTGTAAGCTTATTTTATCCATCGGTAGTTTCTTTTTCAAGTTCTTTTTCTTTCTGCTTAATCTCTTGCTTCTTTAAATCAAGCTTATACTTTTCAAATTCTAAATCAAGCTCTTTGTCATCGTCTTTTTTAGCTGAAAACAACTTTTCCAAATCACCATTCTTTTCAAAGTTATACAGCTTTCGCATTATAAACTCTGGTGGATATTTTCCTTTTGAAATTATAAATATATTCTTTAGCACTTTAGAAGTTGGATAGAGCAAAGTCATTACCTGAATGAGTATCTTGAATATTTCACCCGCTAAATTATCTCCAGCCGTGTATCTAAGCATTTCAAGCATTGCATAAGTGACTATTACGACAAAAGCTAATTCTACATTTTTAACTATAAACTGCTTAAAGCAAAAAGTACCGCTTTTCTTATGCATGTACGCACCAATCACAAGATTTATAATTAAAGCTATGCACATGAAAGTTCCAAATTGGCGGTTCTCCGTGAACCACCAATTGAATAAGTCAAGTACTATTGCTATTGGAGCAAAATGTAAAATTGCATTCCAAACATATTTTATTCTATCACCAAAGCCAACATTATCATAGTCAGCCAATAACATAATTTGGGCTAAAAGTCTTTTCATTAGCATACTTTTTTGCTATATTGTATCAACGTAAGGTCTTCTCGTTCCTTTACCCTCAAAAATACCTGTTCCTGTAATGTATTCGTAATCTTCTCTAACAAGCTGTTCAGCTGATTTTCCTGCTTTATCTAAATCGTAAAAATTAGTACCATAGTAGTAAATAGAAGCCACGTTGACATCTCTTGCTCCTATTACTAAAGGTATCGCTGTTTCAATAGTATCAAAACCAGTTGCATTTTCTGGTCCTGTTCCTTGATAAGCACCATTTACATATCTTATTATTGGGAGACCTACTCCTTGAAACTCAAATGCATATTGCATAAATTGGTCTGTTACTAAGGACATTGCCCCTGATGTAGCTCCTGCCATCCTACAAGATACAGCTGAAGTAGCTTGAAAATTTATAATAGGTGCAGAAGCAGGGGAGTTGGTAGTAACAATCCTACCTGAATTATTGCCCTCTGATTTTACTCTTATTAAAAAAATAGCTAGAAATCTAGGGTTATTTGCTTTTAGATAATTAACTATTCCCATTCCTAAGTTAAATCCTCTAGGGTTTGAAGTACTAGCACCACTTGTTATTGACTGAAAATCAATTCCTTTTCCTTCAGTAAATATAACGCTATCCTTTTTATCAACATCAGTTACAAGCCTAGTTGAGTTATCAATGCCCATAGCCCTTGATATATCATCGCTTAAATCAAATAATTGACTTCCATCTTTTATATCTTCATTAACAAATGAACCTCCATTTGCAAAATCGTGTAATAATAATGAGCCATCATTTACTCTTACATCTTTTAATAATTTCTCTGCTCCTGGAGCAGCTTTTTTACCTCTTATTTTTAAAACTATTCCCATTTTATTTATTTTTATTTGTTAAAAACCTAGAACTCATTAATATAAAATTAGACATCCATCTTTGTGACTCCGTTGCTATTTCTTCTGTAATATTATTATGATTTCCCCATTCTATTGTAAATGAATCGTAACCCAGCATTTGAGAACCATACTGTCCTGCTGTATTTGTGACATTAGCTTTAATAGGCATTTCTCCATTTGTAAAACCTACATGCAAAGCATTATTAACTAATATTGCATAAGTATCTATATCGACACCGCTACAGTATCTTGAGTCATAATCAGCAGCTCCATTGTGCATATCTACTGCAAAATCAGCATCAGGATGTAATTCGTAAGTATCTGCTATGTAAGTAGTTTCATTTAATGCAAATGGTTTGGTTCCTTTATTATTATAAGGCACCGCTACGGGGTCAGTAAACGACTGCGATGCGCTAGAGGTTACAACATCTTCCCATCTCATTAGAGGTAAATCAAATCCTCTATTAGGGTCTGTACTTACAAATATTTGACAGGTGCCAGAAGTGCCTCCTGTTGTATCAGGAGTTTCAATCGTTATAGTTTGCCCATTTATTACAGATTTGATAACATACCCATTATCAGGCAATCCTGTTTGGTCACTACTATTAATAAGTGAAATCCATGTATTACCAACTAGACCCTCGCTAGCTGTAAAGTAATTGCTTCCTGATACATTTGGATTGGTCAAAGGAAAATCAGCTACATTAAAAGTAACAGTTACAACATTTCCACTTTTTGTCCAACTTGCTGGGAATGGTTCTGTCTCCCAAACACGTCTATTTCTCTTATGAAAACCAAAGGGTGACACTAAAGGAATAACAACAAAATGAACATTATGCCTAGCCCACATTAGTGCAGGATTATTCATCCAATCCTCGCACAAAGCCTTGAAAAATCTTTGCAAAACTATAGGAGAAATCCTTTCTGAGCCATGAGTACCGCCAAATATTACGGCTTTTTTAGTTGGATTTACAGGCTTAAATTCATATCGATAAACATCATAATTCTCTACAGTTGATTTACCGAGTAACTCCCTAGTTACATAAGGGTCATACCCTTGAGCTGTTTTTTGATTTAATCTAACTTCATCAAAAATACCCCAATAATCATAGCTTTCCCAATATGCTTGATTAGAGCTGCTGACATTATATGCTTCTTGAACTGGAGGCTCCCAGAAAGTTTGTATTAACTCTGACCGATTTATGATTTTTTCAACCTCATGCTTGTCTATGCCCCCTCCCTCACTATGACCTCCAATCTTTACTAGAATATAACCATCTTCATCTATAGCTACAAAATCTAAATCAGGTCTATCATATTCCTTAGCTAGTAATACAGTCTGTTCCTCAACACGTAATATAAGTTTTCCATCTTCGTCTACTATACTCAAAGCTGCATCATCCAACTCCAAATCAGGTCTGTCAATGAAATAAAATTCATTCCCCTCTGGCAGTATTCTTTCTGAAGTCAAAGGTGTAGAGTAATCTATCACAGCTTCTTCGGTAGTTACCTTTTCTGTTTTTTCTGTAATGGTATTTGTCTTGTCTATTTCAGCTACAGGAAGCTCCCCCATATCTGTCAAAGTCCAGGTAGTGCCGTCTCCAAAAAACAACCACCTTTTATCAGGTGTTAAATCATATTCATTACTACCAAACTTATAATATCCTGGCTTCGCTTCAAATGTGTATTTCTGATTGGGTTTCATAGTTGGCAATTCCGCCCTGTCTTCTAATGTTCCAGGTTCAATAGGTGCTAAATAGTTTATACCTGAAACGTTTAATTCTGCAACCGCCTCGTATATGCCGTCTTTATTTGAAAAAATAACAAAATCATTGTTTGTTAAAGTGTAGCCTCCAAAATTTGTATAAACCCCATCTGTTGTGGCTATGTAAAACGCTATGACATCATTGTTTATTGGAACCGTTGACGGCTCTGCTACACCGGCAAATATAGCTCCGGCACCAAACTGGTTTATTATGCTTAACAAAGCTCCTTGTAGCAGTGCCCCAGTAATTTCATTATTGCCATTGGTTTTTATAACCTCTGCTATAGCATCTTTTAAGTTTTGATTATTAGCCATTTTGTTGATTATTAAAGTCGTTGTTAAAATCGTTATTAAAGTCTCCACCGCTTCCAACTATATACCCTCTGCCTATTTTCTTGACAACGGTAGCAGTTTGAAACTCAGTCTCAACACTTGCTAAGTCTCCTTGTGTTTGCCACTTAGGAGTTATTAGAAAAGTATCGCATTCATATTTTTGTCCTTTAGCATATATATTAATTTGGTCGCTCATTCTAACTATCCTTAAAACATCACAAAGATATTCAGGAGCTAAAAATGTAAATTTATAAGTTTTTTCTGATATTTGCTTTTCTGGAAAAAAATAACCGTCTCTTGTTTCGCCGTCTTCTTCAAAAACATATTCGGGTTTACCTATTTCTGCACACAGATAAAGCACATTTTTAAAAGAAGGATTAGAGTAAACTATTCTACCGGCATCAAAAACAAAATCGTCTATGTCAAACCATTCTATTTTTAAATAGCCATCTACGCTATTAACCGCTGTGAATAAATCAGAGTAAAATGTTTCCACTCCATCTGACAGGGTTAAATAATATAACCCTTCGGTCAAGTTGGAAACAAACGGTAAATTTCCAGGAAAAACTATAACATCATACCCCAGTGAAGCAAAACGTTTAAGTTGCAATCCTGTTTCCAATAGTTGCTGAGAAATATTCTGTATTAATGTTCCTTGCTTATTATATACGTTGACCGTAAAAGTATTGTTGCTTCTTGTATTTCTTAATATCTGAAATGGTATAAGCTTATCTTTAGGAACGAACAGCGGATATACATTTCCGTAAGCATAGTCTTTTCTATGGTTTTGGAATTGTATGTCAGTATACCACGGCAAAACGCTTAAATTATTATTCGGTATCATACTTTAACGTTATTTTGTTCATCCTACTGTGCAAATTTACACTTATTTTATCTATTTGTCCATCTCCAATATATGTTTTTATCAACTTCATAGGGTTAATATCAGCTAAAGATGGAAAACTTACAGTTTGTTTTTTCTTTCTTTCTATCCCTTGCGCAAAAGTCAAACTATTATTTATCTCAACTTGACGAGCCGGTAAGTCATGTATGTAATAGTTTGGTTGAAGAGTTATCCAGCTCATATAACCGTTTTGCATTATGAAATCTACGCCGTCCAACGAACGAGTTACAAAAGGCAATTCACTTAAGCTCGGCACATCTAAATCATAAAACTCAAATGAAGCTTCTCCAACGACCGTAAACCCAACATGTGTTGCATTGCTCGGGATATTAACAGCTATTTCTAAATTACTTGAAGAACCAATTGAAAAACTTCCTTGTGTTGAAATAACAGTATCACCATTGTAAAAAACTATTTGGCCCGTTGCTCCCAAAGAGCTATATGCTTGAAATTTCGCAGTTGCATCTTTTCCATTAAATTCCTGCTTAAGCTCGTATTTTGGAGTCGATAAGCCGTTGTTGCCTGAGCTTCCAGTGCCTCCTGAATATACACCGTCTGGTAAAACCAATGCATTCCCATTAACAGCTCCAAACAAAGCAAACCCGTCTTTTGAAACGTCACCAGGATTTAAAAGCAGATAATCAATATCGGTAGTAAACTGCGAAACGTTTACATCTTCTATTTTTCCTGGCTGTACATATTTACTTACTACTTGAATTGGAACACCCTCAAAAGAAGGAGTAACATCATCCATCCAAGCAAATTGATAACGTTCTGCTAAATCTGCTTTATCAAACTCCCACGCTGATGAATTATAACCCCACTTCTTACCATTTCTAATATTCTCTAATTGGGTTAAATCTACACCTATCTGAGGCGTTCCTGTATATGTACCTCCATTCCTAAACCAAGTAATATGTTCTATTCTAAACTTACCATTTTCGATGAACCAGAAGCATCTAAAACAGTCACGCAACATTGTTGTGAAAGCTTGAAGAGTTACAGGAGCTTTCTGAGCTGGTTGGTCATAATTTCCAACAAGCAAATTAGACTTCTGAGTTATCATAAGCTTTAAGCGCTGAGCATAAATTTGATTGTAATCTTCTGGGCCATACAAAAACTCACTGTATTCAGGAGTCGCTTCGTGTGTAATACCAGGAGCAAACTGCTGCAGCAAAGCATTGATACACGCACTAACTGGAAAAGTATCACGAAGCAAATAACGCTTACGCCCAGCTTCTTCTAAAATCCAGTCAAATGTTGAAAAGCCAAACCAAATAGAAGCATACCGCCAAGTAGACCGAGCTATCGGATAGAACTTTTGGCCGAATATAGAATACGGCGGCAAAAAATATTTATCATTGTCTGCTAAACCCCATTCTGTTGGAGTATCAGAAAAATTAGCAGAAATAAAAGCAACATCAATTGCATAGCCTATTACTTTACGGTAATTCCTATTATTTTCAACAATATCATCGCTCGGTATATCATAGGTGTTTAATCCCTGAATTGTATCTACGTCAAGCAAATACCTTGCATAAATTCTATATGTAGACATTTCTGCGTTACATGTACCAGTAACTCCGCTTTCTGGAGTCATTCCAAAATCTAAATTGTCATATTTTTCAACCAGGGATTGCTGTTCAAATTTGAATAATACTGCTTCATCTGATACTCTTATAAGCGAACAGAAAAGACCGTTATATGTCGTCCAACCAGTAAAAAATACAGCTTGAGTTACTACGAGTCTATAAGCTGGATTATCTCTATTTACTAAACTTCCATGCATAACTTTATTAGACCCTTCGGTTGTTATGCTTAATCTACCTGTATAAAGCCCAGAAGCTGCAGTGTGCGTGCCTGTAACGGTTAGATTTATTTCTTTTAGTAAATTACAAAGAGCAAAATAGTAAGTATCAACTAAAGCATTTTCATCCAATACCTCGTTTGCGTCTTGCTCCCAATAGGTACCTCCTAAAAAGCATGAAACTACGCTATCTCCAGGAATATAGATTTGAATTACTGGACGACGCTGCAAAACTAACTGCTCTATTTTTGGTGCTAATTTTATAAGGTCGTATTCTTTTTCAAGCCCAGCAACAACGTCCGTATATTCGTCTACTGGGTCGGGCTGTACTTCTAATGATTGGTTGTCGTCATCCCATTTGCCATCTGTTTTCATGAATTTTCCTTCATAGTACAAAGTCCAAGTTTGACCTAAATCATAAGAAACTTCTATATTGAATAAAAATTCAGTGTCAAAAGGGTGGGATTTTAAAAACTGATAATCCTGTCTAACGAAAGTTAATTTTCCAGACAATTTAGTTCTGTAAAATCTTTGATTATTTTCAAGCTCAAAATCTTTAGTTAAATCATCTTTATAGATAGGATTAACCTTTTGGCTATTTACAAAAAATCTATATATTGGATTAATCATTGCTTAATTATTTTTATATGTTCGCTTAAGATTTTTGTACGTCTCAACTATTTCACCTTTTCCATTTACAAAAGTTTTACGCTTACCCTGTTCTTTTATATCTCTTACGTTGTCATTGAGTTCTTTCAAATCTTGGTCATTGCCACCTTGCAAATTTAAACTTAATCCATCACCAGAAAAAGCACCCATGTACTTATCTGCAAAAGTTCCGTTATTAAGTGACTTAATTACATCAGGAATTAGTCTTCTAAATCTTCTTGAGTTTCGTTTATTTATTACCGCAAAATATTCTCCTCCTTCAGCTCTACGCCTAACACCATTTGGTTTACGGCCCAAATCAATATCATTTCCAGATTGGTGAGAACCTCCTTGAAGCAATTCAACAGTACCATCTCCATAAGACTCAGAACCTCCACCTTCTTGCTTAGTCATCTGTCTTGCTTTGATTTTAGCGCCTGCGAATGAGCCCCACATTAATGCAAGAGCTGCAACAGCAAGAGCTGGACCAACAATCGGTATTCCTGAAAGCGATGACCATATATTTGCTGACGCCGTTATTAAGCTTGAAGTTTGTGCAATAGTATCAAGCATCTGCTGTTGTTTGATAGCTTTTGCTTTATCCTTATTTGCTTTATCCTGTTGCTTACGGGCGTTGTCTAATTCCTTTTGAGCGAGTACTACGTTATTTGCATAACCTTGGTTACGTGCTTCAATTTCAGCATCCAATTTAGATTGGCTTGCTTGAACTTCTTGGTCTGCCGCAGCAACGGCTTGCTCAGCCGCAGCAATTTTAGCATCAAGCACAGATTGCAATTGTTCCAAAGCAAAAGCAGTGGACTCGCTAATTGCAGCTTTTGCATCATCATCTAAATTCAAACCAAACAATCCATAAATATCGCTTGAGCGTTCATCGTCTTTTGACTCTTGAATTTCTTGGTCAATTTTAGCAATAGTATTTTTCACAGTCTGAACCTCAACATCAGACATCTTACTACCCATTTGCTCGTTGAGCTCAAGTATTTTCTTAAGCCTATCTTTTTCAGCTTGTAATCTAAATCGAGTTTTACGACCTTCAGAATTTCTAAGCAAATCATATTCAGATTGAGCTAATGCTTGTTGAGCATCAAAAATCTTTAATTGAGCTGCTATGTATTCATCCGCTATTCCTGCTGACTTAGCATCAAATCCAGCATTTATTGCTCCAGCATCTTGTTGTTGGTCAGCTGGTTTTGCAGCATTTTGAGCCAAAGCAATTTGACGTTCTTTCTCAAGAAGTTCCAATCGTATTTTCTGTTCTTCTAAAGAGCCTTTTCTTGCTGCATCTAATCTAAGTTGTAAACCTTGTTTTTGTTGTTCAAGAATAGCTAACTGCTTTTCGTTTTCAATCTTAGCAAGCTCTCGCACTTGTTGCTTTTCAAGTGCTTGAATAGTTCCAAGTATAGCTTCTCTTCCTTCTTTGGTTAAATCTTTTTCAGTTCTAAGCTGTGTTTGTAAATCTTCAATTTGACGTTGATATTGGTATTCTGCTCGTTTACGTCTTTTCTCAAACTCATTTGTTTCAAGAGCCAATAAAGCATCTTGGTATTTTCTTGTAAGCTCTAAATTCTTTTTCAAAGAAGCTTCAAGCTTTTTACCTGCATCACCTTTTGCAGGTTTTGAATAGTCTGCTACTTTAGTTTTTTCAGGAGTTCCACCAGTTGGAGTTGGTGAACCTGTTTCAGGAGTATCGCCAACGGCCACTGGGATGGTTATAGGGTCAATAGTTTTGTTCATATTATCTACTCCCTTCTGGATGTTTTTTTGAACTCCAGTGATAGTATCTGTAGCCAATTTCTTTGAATTTTCACCCCATTTAACCCACGCACTTCTAATCTCATCAAAATCTAAAGTAAATGCTCCGTGTAAAGCTTGACCAATCACTTTAATTTGTTCTATCATATATGAAAACAGCGCTTTTACGACTGTCCACAAGCTTGAAAATGCCGAGACTATTCCTTGAATACCGACTCTAAAAGCTACTGAGTCATTGTACAGCTTGATGAAATAGTTCGTTAAATCAATTACGTTTTTGATTATCCAAATTAAAGCATCATTCACAAATATCTTAGCTCTTGTAGTCATTGACTCAAAAGAACCGCCTGTCTGGTCAAATAAAGCCGCGAGTACATTATTTAATTCTGCTTGGCTTTCAAGTTGCTCTTCTTGCAATCTGCCTAATTCTCCGGCTTTGTCTTTTACGCTATCCAGATTTAAGTCAATGTCCTTAAGCGTTTTAATGTATTGCAATCCTGCATCTTCTCCAGGACCTCCAAATATATCAGCAATAGCTGTACCAACAGCTGCAGAGCTTTCAGGTAATTCATTAAGCTTCTCAGATACCTGTTGCATTACGTCGAAAGTAGTCATACTTCCATCCTGCAACTTCTTCTGAATATCTACATAATTCAATCCAATACCTTGCAACGCTTCTGCGGTTGCTTTCGTCATCTCTCTGATACGGATGTTACCTTCTTTGATAGTATCTACTCCTTTATCAGAAAACACTCCTGCGGTTGCCGTTTGAGCCGAAATGGCAATAAATTGCTTTGCTGAGATACCTGCTTCTCTAAAGTAAGTTGGGTATTCCTTTAAAGTATCAAGAAATTCACCGTTAGCATCAGCTCCAGCTATAAATCCATCTTTGACCAAAGTCAAAGCTTCATTTTGAGAAATTCCAAATTGTGTCGATAAAGCATTAGCCGCCATCAAGACTTCTTTGAAATCTTTATCGTAAACATCGGCTAAAGCTTGTACTTCATTTCTATAAGCTTTTAAATCGTCTCCAGATTTACCTGTGAACTGTTGAGTCAACCGAGTCGCTTCAATTAAACCTTGGTTGTAATCAAACCAAAACTTAAACGCTACACCGATACCGGCAATACCTGCAATCGCCAAAAAGACTGGATTTGCAAGTAAAGTTAACAGCGTACGACCAAGAGCTTTTGCTCCGTCACCGATTGCTGTAAACACTCCTTTTGCAGCATCTCCACCTTCGCCTAATTTCAAAAGTGAATTTCCAAATTCGCTATTTAGGCCAAGTGCGTCTTTCATTTTATCAGCGTATCCTGCAACTCCTTCTGTCAATTCTGGATAGTTACCAACGTTCAATTGGTTCATGCCTGTAGCTGATTGAAGGCGTTTCATTTCTTCATATATCTCGCGAGTTTGTTTTTCAAGCTCTTGTCCTTCTTTCGTATTTCTACGATACTCGGCAGACATATTATTTAAAGCAATTTTATTGATAGAATATTGGGCTGAAAGAGCGTTGTAAGAACCGGTTTGGGTATCTGCTAATTTAGCAGCAAGCTTATTCATTTGATTTGCTTCAGCAGTGGCTTTACGGACTATTGCGAGCTGTTTAGCATTTTCACTTTCAGCTTCAGCGAGTTTTTGTTTTGCCTTAGCTAGTCTGTCAGCTTCTCCAGACGCTTCTCTAATACGCTTTCTATTTTCTGAAGTAGCACCTGAAACATTCTGCAAGCTTACTTTTAATTGGATAGCTTGAGTATTTACATTGTTGAGTGTATTCCTGTAGGCATCACCTAGCTCGTCAAGCTGTTTGATTAATTCGGTTATCGAATTATCTGGCGTGACTAAGTCAGAATACTTTATCGGGTTGTTATTATCTGCCATAGCTCTTTATTCAATTATACAAATTTACTAAATAAAAAGGCACTATTTAGCCTTTTTGTTGTTGCCAGGTTTTGCTTGTTCTTTTAGGTATTCAAAAGCATTGTAATATTCAAGAACCGTAAAAGTTTTTGGTTTTACATTTAGCTTCTGTGAAAGCATCAAGCACATACTTTCAAATTGCTTGTCGTATTGAATTTCTAAACTATCAGGACCAAAGAAAATTGAAGGCTTCGCAAACGTTAAAAGCAAATTAGTTATTTCTTCAATTTCCGACTGTTTATCTTCTCCAGTTATTATTGCATCAAGCATTATTATCGCTCTACGCCTAAGCTGGTCATAGTATTCTTTGACAGTTGAATCATCAAAAACCTTAGGAAAATATGTATTTAGCTCTTCATCGATTTTTTTTTTGACCGACTCCAATTCGGCAGTCAGTTCTGAGTGTGTAACATCTGAAATAGTTTCATTCAGCTTCTTTAAAGACTCATCTGAAATGCCGTCGCATTCTTTTCCGTCAATCGATTTTACCAGTACGCAAAAAGCTAAATGCTTTGGACTCAATTCTGACTGTATGAAATAGACGTTTTGACGCAAATTCTCTAATTCTGTTGCTGCAAGGTCTGGTTTAGTTTTACAAAAGCGTATTGCTCTTTCTATGTGGCTATCAAAATCCGCTAAATCAGAACCGACGCCCGCATCTACAAGAAGCATCTTATTGTATTTGTGAAATCTAGCAACAGGCAAAGAGTCTATGCTGTCATATATCTCAATGGTATGTTTTCCTAATTTTATTGTTTTCATAGCAGCATTCTTGAAATTGGTGATGAACAAAATGGTACGAGTACCAATATTGGATTAGCGGTAATTGCTGCAAATATAATCGCAGCAATTAGCCCAATCCAAAAAGATAAACAAAAATGACAAGAAGCCAATTTTGATATTAATTCAGTTCCATTAATCTGCATCCATTCAAGCACTCCTACTTTTGCAAGTAGAAGCACTGTGAATGAAGCAATCAAAGCAACTATAACAGAACAACAGATAAATTCTAGCATAGCTTAACAATTTTCATTTATAAACAATTCACCATATAATCTAAAGCCCGCAAATGGGTGCATTAGAAACTGGTTGTCAACTTCGTCTAAGGAATATCCTCTATAAATATTCTCAGCTTGTTCGTATATTCTTGAGACGTTTATTCTTCCTGATTTAAGCCAAAATCCTCCGTTTAATACTTTTAAAACTTCAGATTTGACAAATTCAGTATTTCTATTTTCAGCTCCTGGAATAGTTCTTAAATCAAACCAGAAAATAAGCGAGTAATATGTTCTTAAAGCTCCTCTTATTTTAGGTTGCCATTCCATATACTGTGGGTCATCTATTTGAAAGAAACTAAAGTTGCCTATTTTAGCATCAGGAGAAACTTCCAAATATTCATTGCCTCCAGCATATACATTTGGAGTATAATATTTTTTGCCGTTAATATCTTTAATAAGCTTTTGAGCTTTACCAAAAGCATGGTCAAGCCATCCAAGATTAGACGCAAGCCCGGTTTGTATATCTCCAATCACTTTATCAAGCAATTGAGGATTTTGAATTATAGGTATTTTCTCAATGATTGCCATAAAAATATTCGTTTCTTTGTTCGCATAAATCTGGGTAAATGTAATGCCAAATAATTTCGGAAATATTCTCATCTGTTAAACCCAATACTTGGCGACCGTATTTTTTTATTAAATGTTCTGTTTTTGAGTCAGAGGCTCTAATCTCGAACTGTTGGTCATTTACCACAATGTAAAAAGATGAATGGAAATCTCCAGTATCTCGTAATGTAACTCGATTTGTTGGCTGTCCCATTACTTTTTTAACTTCGATTGTGATAGGAGCGTATGGCTGATAATCAGATATTTCAACGCCTAAATTATTAACGCCTTGCTCAAACAATTGTTCTTCCGCATTCATGTCTATTATATAAGCTTCGTTTTCAACGATAATTTTAGAAATGATGAAAGGCATTTCATGCTCAAAAGCACGAACGCCATCCCTCATCTTTAAAATTCTATTTAAGCTCATATCTAAACAGTTCTATATCTTACTCCTTTATTGTTGCATGATAAGCAAACGCGGTCAAGCCCAGTCGTATCAATCTTTAGAGCTTCGTAAAGCTTTTTAAGTTCATGACCAAGACCTCCAGGTCTGTAGCTGTTAGTATTACCATCAAGCTCGTAAAGCATATCCATGCGAGATACATTTGATTGATTGCGATTAACTCGTACATCTGGGTTCATCGCCATTGTTCTCAATAGATTTGCCGCAACTTGTTTTTGTATCACATTTGCAAATATACCTCTTTGTGAGATAATAAAGTCTGTCAAGTCGCAACCAATTGATATTTCAACATTCATTCCGTAGTTAAGAGTGTTTGTGTATATGGTTTTAGATATATCCCACATTTCAGGAAAATCTTTAAAATCACTCGGAGCATTTATTGCAAATGGTGTTATGCTCAAATATTTTGTAAGCTCTCTCCATACCTGAACATTGCTAATTCCGCAAGTAGTACATGGGTCTGCGCTCCAATCTTTATTTACGGTTATAGCTTCCATGCCAAGCGGTAATTCGTTTTGGTCATAGCATATAAACCAGCATCCTCCTGAGTTTGTATCGGCCGATATGTATGGCAAATAAAGGTCATCCATAACGAACCATTGATACCCACCATTAGTAAGTGTATACTCTACATCGATAGTGCGATACGGCTCAACCATGTTTGAATGGAATACATATAAACGTACTGTGCCAGTTCCACCGGTAAATTGTAAGCCTATGCGTTCTATTTTAGTAGTCACTCCCATTGAACGGACTGGAGTTAATTCATAGCCACAAAGCTTACCACGGTTAGTAATTGTTGCAGCTAATCTACCAGCGCCGTCGAAGAATGTTTTTCTTTCAAGCAGGTTTTTAGTTTCTTTACCAAGAAGCTTATCGGTTGTAAACTTCTGAAGCATAGTCGCAATACCATTTCTTGTCTCTGTTTCTAAAAAATCAGATAGAAAGTTGTAAAGTTTCCACTCTGGTCCATTCTCTGATGGCTCTGTCTCATTATCGTCTTGAAGTGATATAAATACTTTGCCGTTAAATAAAACCTTATCAGAGGCCATGTACGTTGTTCCGTCATCGTATGCAGGATATTGGTACAAGAACTGTTCTGGCAAAATCGACTCGACATTATCCAACGTAAGAAGTGGATGGGCTCCTTGGAAATACAATCCACTTTCCGAAACAGTTAAATCTTCATTTATAGCTTTAGCAGGATTATAAGCTTGCTGCCACCCAACAACATTAAGCAATCTATCCTGTATTTCTTTTAGTCTGTACATTTGCTTTGGAATTAAAAAAGGGACAGGACATTTGCCCTATCCCTTTGGTTTGCTTAAATTTTTGAGTTTAAAGCGGATTAAGGCTCAACTACTACCTCTTGCGTAAACACTGGGTTAGTTTCACCATTAACGATTGTTACAGGACGGGCAACAGGATTTGCTGAAGTACTTGCACCAATTTCCAATTTGATAACTGGGTTAGCAATTTCTTCAGGGTCGCTGTTATACGATACCAAGAATGCAACGTCAACTGCAAAAGCATAGTGCTCTTTTACGTTACAAGTCATATCAGCTGAAGACTCTCCAGCAATAGATGATTGGTCACCTACAGAAGTGTAGAAATGAGTATCAACAGGCATTTCCAAAATTGGAAGTCGTACAATATCCCACTCATGGTCGTTTGAGCGAGTACCCAAAATGTTTTCACGACCTGCGCGAGTTACAATTCCAACGTTACCGTCTTCAACAGCGAATGCAGTTCCGAAAACTCCAGCTTCGTTGGTGATGTTATTTGTAAAGTGGAATACTTTACCGGCATACTCAAGTTGCTTATTAACATCGTTGTACAAACCATGTTGAGCAAGCTTATTTATTAAGCTATCAACACCAGCATTACCAATTAAGTGGATTTGGCCACGGTAATTGTTAGCACGCATGATAGGATTAAGGTCTCCCAAAATCTCAGTACGTAAATCCCAAGGCACTTCAACAGTGTTTGCTGTTTCTTGATACAACAACAAGTCTTGGAATACTTGAGTTTTGTTTGCTTCAAGAGCTGCAACAGCTGCTTCGTCTAATGCATCAGCTAATGCTCTTGTAACCTTCTCAATTTTGCGTTGGAAGTCATGAGCGTAAGTGATGTTGTTGTTCATATACAACGCCGGTACCATGGTAAATCCTACAGCATACGTTGCGAATACAACTGTATGAAGCGCTGAAGTATTTTCATTGTCAGCGATGACGCATGAACGAGTGTTAGATACTGTTACATCCCCATCAAAATCGATGACAGGAATTTGAAGCGTAGTTCCAATTGACGCCAACGCCTTATCTCGTAGTTCCGGTGTGATGAATGAACGACCGCTTTCCGTTTGCTGAACGAAAAAGTCAAGTGCACCGTACTCACTTGGGCGGGTCATGTTCTTGTCAAATTGGGGAGCATTAACTCTCCAGTTTTGAACTCTGGTTGCGATTAATGACATACTTTTTTGTTTTTAAATTAACTAATTATTGAAATAAGGCTACCCTTTGCCCATGATTTATTTTTCAGGAAGTTTTGCAACTTCGTTATCTTTCCATGCCTGAGTGCTTGCTTCTTCGTATTCTGCTGAACCTCTCGTCAAACCTTGAGCTAACAAGCTTTTAGTGATGGCTTCATTTGCTTCAACTTGGTTACGAGCGCCTGAAATATCAATAGTTGTATTTCCACCGCTTCCAGCACCTCCGGCATTACCGCCAGTTCCAGCTCCTTGTTGTTTACGTCCTTCATCAACTACTCCCATCGATTTAAGCTCTTTAGCTAAAAGCTCAGAAGCTGTAAACGGATTTAATTGATTTTCAGGATTGTTAAGAACTGCGCCGGCTTCATTTCTAAACACCAAACGTTTACCACCTTCACCATCATCGATGAAATCAGGTTTGTTCGCTTTAACCTTAGCAAGTGCTTGAGAAAGTAAAACCTTAGTAGCACTTTCTGGAAGCTCAGGCTTAAACTTAATACCTGAAGTTGCTTTGTTAAGTTCAAAATCAACTTGCAAATCAAATACTTTTTTATTGTGCTCTTTCTCAGCAGTAGAAAGTTTTGTTTGCAATTCAGTGAACTGCTCTTTTGTTTGGTCCAATTCAGCTTTAACGTTTTGAAGTTGAGTCTTAAGCTCAGCATCATTACCGCCATCTTGGATTGCTTTTTCTAAGCGAGCTTTTTCTTTGTTCAAATCCTCAATTTGTGTTTGAAGCGCTGAATTAGCTTCCGCTTTAGCTTTAAGCTCTTTACCTGCTCTCTCTAGATAGTTGTAGCTTTTTTCATCTCCAACTCTTGCAATACCAGTTGCCTTAAGAATAGTTTCATCATATTGTCGATGAATTTCTCCGACTTTCTGCGCTATTACAGCGTTTTCGTCATTACTACTTAATTGCTCAATAGCAGCAATCTGTTCGTCTGTTAAGCTCGCCAATGCAGCGTTTGCTTTTAATACTTCTTTTTTTAACATAATTCTAACCCTTTGAATTGTTTGACAATGGTTTTATTTTTTCGTCGGTAAAGCTCCAGGAGCTGCCGCCGTTTTTGTTTTTTCTTCAGCTTTCTTTGTCGCTGGCGCTTTAGCATCGGCTTTCAATTCAGCTAATAACTCTGCACGAAGTTCAGCTTTAATAGCTTCAAGCTCTTTAGCTTTTTTAGCTTCTGCTGCTTCTTTTGCTTTTTGAGCGCGCTCTGCTGCAGACTCTGCTTGCTGTTTCTTCTGTTCTGCTAAGAACGTAGAAGGATCGTGCAAAATATCTACGGTATAACCTTGCTTTTTAAGGTTTGCCAAGATAGTCTTAAACGACTTTGAACCAAATTTTTGTATTCTTGGAATACTTTGGCGCTTACCAGTATTACTGTCGAATTTTTTAACTTCAATTCGAGCATGAAAAACTTTCTCTTCGCCAGCTGGGACAATATAATTGTCTTTAGTTACCTCCTCAATCGGTAGGTCTCTGCCTGTTTTCGTTTGCATATTCTTTAAATTTATCTGTTATTATTTCGATTTTCCTGTAAAACGGTAAATTTACACCAAATTCTAATATGTTCGTATTTTCACGCTCAAATCTTCTGACAAAACTACTAAAATTTATTTTAATAATAAAGTCTTCTTGATTAATTAGATTTTTTTCATATAAATTTATAGCTTCATCACGGGTAAAATGCTTATACGTCTCTAATTCAGCTAACACAAGCATACGCTGTAACTGAGTAGGATTGTGCCTGTATTCTGTTTCAAGAATTTGATTTTGCAAAGCATCTAATTCTGCTTCACTCGCACCGCTCTCTTTTGCTATCTTGTATTGAGTTCTCAAAGTTTGAGGGTTCAACACATAGAACTCAGTCCCAAGATTGATGTCAGCAGATATGAAAGAAGCTCCGTATCTCAACCGACAAACCGTCTCATCGACAAAATTCTGCGCTTCTTCAAAACCTTTCTTAATTCTGTTCAGAATAGTACTTTGGTTTTCAAAGTTAGCATTGACCTGCATCTCATTGATAGCTTGGTCGTTTATAGCACCACCGTCAACACCGCACACAGCGTTTATAATTTCATTTCTAAGACGCTCCTCTTCTTCTACATTATAATCCAATGACGATTTGTCAATAGATAGTATCTGAACAGGGTTACGCAAATCTGGGTCGTCTTTGGTATCAGGCACAGGCACCTCAACAAATGAACCAACGCCAGCGATACGCTTATCACCACATTTTGGGCATCTGCATAAAGCTCCAGAACTATCAAGCAAATACAAACCATCTCTGTTCTTCAAAAATCCACCGTCGCATTCGTCGCCTGTCTCAGTGTTTGAAAAGTTACAATCCTGTTCATAACCTGAGTAAATAGGATAAGCCCCATATAAATCAAGGTGACGCTTAGAAGTATGGAAGAACAAAAACCAATCCAACGACTCGAGCATCTTAGATAGTGGATGAGACTTAACTTCTTGGTCTTTCAGCGACAATGGCTCATTCCAAAAGAAACGAGCAGGACAATAACCGAGGTCATGGGGATTGTCAACAACAATATCGGTTATTAAATCGTTCTTAGAATTAAACAGCCTATAGCTTGCGTCATCCAGAACCGCGATTTGGTCATCCTTTTGCCTGAATATAATATAGTCCATGTTACCTGTCTTCTCATTGACACTATAATCGATTATGCGGTCTATAGTTAGCCAATAGAAGTATGGTTGTGGATAAGGGTCAGAAGCATCTTGCTCAACGGCCAAATCAACTACAAGAACTGAATTTATTTCGGTCTTAAAGTATTCCCAGCCATCAGTCTGCCAAACAGCAGGCTCTTTCAATACGTTCTGTCTATACCATTCCCAATCGTCTCTTTGTTCAGGATTTAGGAATTGATAGTTGAATGCTGGATTGCGGCCATCGAATACACGGCTAAGCTTATCAAAAATTATTCCAGTAATCTCATTAGTCTTAACGGGGTACCGGAATAATGTTTTGAAAATTTTAGCTTTGTCATGCGGTATAAGAGTTTGAACCCAC